TACAACAATTACGAAGTAATTTTGTTAGCATCATGTAGATAGTAGAGCCACAATTCGCCCGTTGCCGGACGAATTGGTTTGTTGAGCTTCATGTGAGTTAGCGTCACCAACCTGTTAAAGAAGATTACATATAATATGTGCGGAGGCGGCAGACCGTCAACCCCCTACTTCAGCATTCGCAATATCCGCGGAAAGCAGTTAATCCCTAACAGTCGAAATTACTTGCTTTGTGGTTGTATCTTTTTTACAGAGCCACATCTTTTATGCCTGTAGTTAGCATTATCCTTGCAACGCACCAGTATCTGATCACACGAGTAGTGTGACCTCAAGGTGAGTCGAGGTACCCCGACCAAACTGTGTTGCTATGTTAAGCCTTGTTTTTGATGTGTCTTTCTAAGAGTGCCTTGCGCAATTTATCTGAACCGCCTACTCTAACATTAATAATGCCGTTGTAATATTCATCTGATTCCAAAACTCTACGGTCAAACTGCTCTCGTGCTTCAAGGTAAGACATTTCACCTCTACCATTACACATATAAAGTATTTCTCTTGTAAAGTTTTGTGGGCCTAGGGCTTCAACATCTGCTTGTAAGTTATCGGATGATCCCCAATAATCTTGCCAATCTGATTCTTTGTATCCACGCCTTTTGTTTTTCTTGCCTTTGAGAGGTGGTTTAGTGGTCTTAAATTTGGCTAGTTTTTTGCCTATGTATTTTTTATTATTTGTTTTATTGGTAATAAGATAAACAAAGCCTTCATATTCATCTGCTATGGAGTCTATTTCTTTGCCTTCAAATGTCCAACTAGGATTCGTCATCAGTCTTACTTACTTTCGAAGGTCGACCAACCATGCCTTTTCTGGATTTTTTTCTTTCTTGCCTTTTATCTTGTATTTCTTTTCTTCTTATACTAGCAAAGTTACGTATTTCTGACAGCCAAAAGCGTGATTTGATTCCTGCTTCGTCTGAACCTTTGTATTCAAAACGTTCTTGCCACTTAAAATAGTTTTGGAACGCTTCAATCATTTTGTCGTGACTGTCAGTTGCCATGTATTATTGGATTATTTCTATATCATTTGAATATGAAGTAAATCCATTCTCCTTAATAACTTTAAGAACGTGATTTACACGCCCTGCTAAATCGTCTCTGTGAGAAATTAGGAACACATTTTTGCTTCTTTCACGTGTCATCTTTTTAAGAATACCAATACTGCTTTCAACACCTGCACTGTCCATGCCGCTGTCTACAAGTTCATCAATAAACAATAAATTAATACCGTGATATAATGATTCCCAAACATCTCTAAATGCCCAACTTAAACTTAAAATGAGTCTATTTCGCTCACCTCTACTGAGGTTATCGAAGTCTAAGTCCTGTCCTAGTTGTGTAATAACTACCGTTAAATCGTTCTGAAATTCAACAATGTGCGGCAATCCTACCTTAGCAAGATAGTAAGTTAGGCGTTGATTTAGATATGCTAAATTCTGTTCAATAATCTTTTTACGCACAAAACTATCTTTATTTGTAAGCAACTTATATAAGAAATCCATATGATCTTTTTCTTTTGTCAGATCATTTAATGTTTCAAAACTTATTTCTTGTATTGCAGTTTCTTTCAAATCAGCAATTTGTTCAGAATACGGATTATCTTCTGTTTGTTTTTGTTCTAGTTCTTTCTGTAAACTTTCAACTGTGTTTCGATGGTTATATGCTTCTTCAACACTATCATATTCTGTATGCGGACAACTTTCTAAATCTCCAATATCAGAAACAATTTTTGCGTGTTCAGCATATTGCGTTTCATTAGTTGCAATTTGCTGTGCTGCTTCTTGTAATAACGTTTCTTTATCTTTTAGAATTTCGTCTTGCTTTGCATCATGTAACTCTTGTCCGCATGCATAGCACTTGTGATCTTTTAGTGCAGCAATTTCCTTATCTAATTTTTTAATTAGTTTTTCTTGCTTGTCATTGTCAGCAGTAATATTCGCCATCCAACGCTGTGCTTCATCAAGAGAACGTTTTTTATCGTTGAATCTTTCCCAACATTTATGTGCTTCAATTTCTGCTTCAATGTCAATACGTTCAAGTGCTGCGATACTTGCTTCTAAAGACTTTATGTTTTCTTGTTTTGTATCTTCCCATATACGCTGTTTGCGTTCTAAACTTTGAATATTTTCTTCTATTCTTTCGTTACTTGTTTTTACTGTTTCTATTCTAGTATTTTCTGCATTGATACTATCTCTGTTAACTTTCATTTTCTCTCTTAGTACTTCTGCTTTTTCTGAAAGCATTGTAATACCAAGCAATTGTTCGATAATAGCACGTTGATCATTGTTCTTCATTGATAAGAATGGTTCAGTATATGTGTTCAAAGCAAGAATATGTTTGAACATATCGTGACTCATTCCAAAAAGTGCTTCGATATCTTTCTGTGTCTCTCTACTATCACCTTGTGCTTCGTCAGTATCTGTAGGTTCTTGTTCAGTTCCGTTTACAGTAAACTTTAGAACATTGGGCTTTCTGCCTCTGTGTATGCTATATTCTACTCCGTCTTTTTCAAAATCAATAGAAACCAACATACCCTTACCGTTAATTTTATTGATAAGATTATCTCTCTTAATATTTGTAAGAGCATTTCCATAGATTGCATAACTTAATGCGTTGACGATAGTTGTTTTACCAGTGCCGTTTCTGGAACCGCTACCGTCGCCGCCTAAGTCTAGGTTTTCACCTAACACAAGTGTAAGTTCTCCTTTGTCAAAATCAATTGCTTGAGTTTGATTACCCACACTCATAAAGTTTTTTACCGTTATGTTTTTAATTCTTATCATAGGTCTCGATAAATCTCCGTAAGCATACGCCTGTCATAGGTTTCGCTATCTAACTGTTCAATCTGATTGAGTACAATTGTGTCAACACTTTCAAACGAAAGATCAATAGGATCAACATTTGATTCCACTTCTACCTTTTCCGGTATAAGCATTAGTTCTCGCAATTTAAACTGCGGAATAAATTGTTCTTTAATAAAGTTTGCTTCTTCAAATGTAATTTGTACATCAATTGTTACTCTTGCATGCATGTTTTCTTTTAGATGATCTTCTGGCTTTTCAAGCAACTGCGAAAGTCTGAAAGTTCTAAACACAGGTTGTCCTGGCCAAGTCTTGTATTCAGGCTTACCGCCCCAATCTAAAAACATCATTCCACGTTCGTCATCCCATGCATCTGCATAGTTGTGTGGAAATGCGTTACCAATATATGTTACATTTCCTTTAGTTTGCCTTTTATGAAAATGTCCCGAGAACACGTACTCTTGATTAACAAAGTGATCTGGCTGTAATTCTCCATGATCAGGCATTTCTACCATAGCATTCATTTTAAAGTACGGTAATTCAAAGTGTCCAAATACATATCTACTTTGTATGTCTTTAACACCCTTCCATTCTTCGCCAACTAACCAAGGAAGTAATGTAACTTCTCCTTCTGTAAACTGTTCTGTGATAGGAACAATATTAGGAAATAGTCGCATAAACTCAACACTATTGATTTCACGTTTGTCTTTATAAAACAAATCATGGTTACCAACCATAAAATAAGTTTTTTCAAATGTTTCGTTGAGTCTTTCTAAATTAGAAACTGTATAGTTCATTGTGCTGACATCAGTAGTCGCACGGTTGTGGTGCCAATCTCCTAAAAAGATACAAGTTTCAGCACCAGCGGCTTTTGCTTCTTTGCAAAACCATTTAATAAATTCTTCACAATCTGTGTTGTGAATCCTGCTACCAGACTTCATACCAAAGTGAATGTCGGTAAAGCAGGCTGCTTTCTTAAATAACGGCATTTATTCTCCTTGCTTTATATTGTAACGGATATCTTTAATAATGTCAAGATTTTTTCTTATCTTTATCGTGACTAGGATGTGAATCTGCATTTTGTCTAGTCCAACTCGGATTCATTCCGTTCATTTCTAGTATGTCATCTCTAATGTTTTGGTTGCGTTTTTCAATATTAATGATTCTAACAAATGAATTGGTTACAGCCGCAGTATAGTAAGCAAATGGATTTTGCGATTTTGATTCATCAAATTGCAATCCAATCTGTGCTAATTGTAAAATGGCCTGTCCTTTCATTTCGTCATTGTAAGTATAGCCACGTACATTACCTCTTGTTGCATATCGTTCGCATAGTTTCATCCACATTCTAGCAAGTTCGTTTGTAGCCTTTCCTGCTTTAGGATTAAAGAAACCGTTTTCCATACCACCTTCCCAATGACTTTTGCCAACACATATCAAGTTGTTCTTTTCATCAAATTTCCAATGTTGAAATGGTGGAAAGTTTACTTTAACATGTCTATCAGCGGTTGTCTTTTTTGTTTTTTTGCGTGATAAATCTTCTGGAATGTGGTCGAATGTCATAATACGGAAAACTAAGTCCGTTTTTTGCATTTTTCTATAATCTATATCGAATTCTTTTGCAGGAATTTTCTTGCCAGCAGCCTCTACGGCTGCTTCGTGATTTGCTTTTGCGAGTCTAGCAGCACGGTTTCTTTTTGCTTGTGCTATAGATCGTATGTTAATTTTTTCAAGACTTGGCAGAATAATGTCGTATTGATGGTATTCAGGGTCGACAAAGGAGCAGAAAGCGGATTTACTTTTGTGTATTTGTGCCAATAAGTCTCTGTTGTTTAGATATTTGACTTTTTTCATAATTTTTGAAGTTCTCCTAATATTTATTATAATAGCACATAATGAAAGAAATAAATAGAGTAAAGTAATCAAAAGATGAGGAAATATTACCAAAATGGCATTATCAGTTAATCCGGTATCGCAGTTAGTACAAAAAGTGGATTCAGAAGTCAGTGCTGCACTAGAAGCAGTAGAGACAGGCGTGCCTAAAATAGGCAACGCTTTAGAAAAAGCAAAACTAGATGCTAAACTAGCTCAACTAGGCGGAGACCTAGGTAGTGGTCTCAACATGGCCACAGCAACTGGCAGCGAACTTTTAGAAAATGTTACTACTGGAATGGGTAGTGTTGTCAATAATAATCTTGGAGGAGGACTGCCAGATAATCTTGCAGGAATAGATGGAGCAGCAGAGGCTGTAGGTAATTTTGGAAGTCTTGTAGGCGATACTGTAAAAGACTTTGGAAACGCTGGTGTTGGTAATGAAATAAGTTCACTTGCAAGTAAATTTACAGGAGGCAATCTAGCAGGCGGTGCCCAAGCAATAGCAGGTAAAATTGCAGAGGCTGCAGGTGCACTGAATGATTTTTTAAGTTTGAAACGTGGTGCTGGTCTTCCTAAGGGAGGAGAATTGTTCCAGACGTCAGGTGCAGGCATAGAAGTCTTGCCACAGACAGGGGCAGATTGGAGAGTAAGAATTGCATGTGATTGGAGTTTGTTTCCAGGTAATCCACAGTTTGAATTATTACAAAAGTCTCAAGGCGCTGTATTTCCTATTTTACCTGATATTACTTTTTCAACAAAAGCAAATTATACACAAATTGATCCTATACATAATAACTATCCCTTCCAAGCCTATAAAAATTCACAGATTGATGAAATAATGATTTCTGGTACGTTTATAGTAGAAGATGAAACTCAAGCAGCATACTGGATAGCAATGACAACTTTCTTTAAGACAATGACAAAAATGTTTTTCGGTCAAGGTGCAAATGTAGGTGCACCACCGCCAGTATGTAGATTAACAGGTTATGGTGCAAGTGTATTTGATAACGTTCCTGTTGTTGTTAAGTCTTTCTCAGTTGACCTAAGCAGTGATGTGCAATACAAACGTTGTAATGCTTTTGGAACAAATACTTGGGTACCAATTGAAAGTTCCGTTAATGTAACTGTACAACCAGTTTACAACAGAAGAAATTTAAGGCAGTTTAGTTTAACAGATTATGCCAAAGGCAATCTAAAGACACCGTCAGGTAAAGGTTACTTATAATGGCTACGTATTCACAAGCATCACCGTATTCAGCAACAAGACAAAATAACTTGTACCTTGAATTGTTAAGCATCAGACCTGTACCAGCAGAGCAGGATGATTACTTATATACTATAGAAAATCAATATAACAGACGTCCTGATCTATTAGCATATGATTTGTATGGCGATTCTAAACTATGGTGGGTATTTGTGCAAAGAAACATGGAAACAATAAAAGATCCTATATACGACTTTGTTGTAGGAACAAAAATTTATATACCTAAAGAGTCTAACCTCAAAAGATATTTAGGAGTTTAAAATGGCTGACTTGGAAGAGTACAGGATTCAGTCAAATGGCAGTGCAGCAAATGTCAACATCACTGATGAGGTTAAACAGCAGCCTTATATCACTACAAGAATTAATGGAAAAGACGCTAAGGTTTACGGAACACAGCAACAGTTAGACGATTATAAAAATAAAAAACCAGACGGCACATCAAAAATTGCTTTTAAGACCGATACCTCAGTAAGAGAAGTAGATGTTCAAAAAATTGTTGACGAAACAAGAGCGGTACTTAATATAGATAAGCCCGTTAAAAATGCATCAGAATCTGCATCAGATGGTAGAGATGCACAAGGCACCGTAGAGAAACCGTATAGTTCTCCGTCCGGAAATAATTTAGGTAGTACATTTCCAAATCCATTAGCAGATTTTGCATCAATAAATCATTTGTGGACCATGGCTGTACTTACACCAAAGCAATTTAATAATCCTAACTTGTATAGAAACTCGGTAGGACTAGGATTTGCGTCACAGAGCTATGATGTTTCTAGCACTGTAACAAGACAAAATCAATCTGGTAGTTTTGAAGATACTAGAACTGCTACATTACAGTCAAGCATTGTTTTTAGTAGTGCTGGTAGAGCAGATGCAGAAAGAGTAAACACCAAGTACGGAAAACCTGAATATTTTGTAGATAATTTTCAAATGACATCTATAATTGCAGCAACACCGATGACAGGAAATCAAAATGCAATTAACTTCACATTTGATATACTTGAACCTTTTTCAATGGGATTATTTTTGCAA